TTAACGAGAAGAGGAATAAGATACCTACTATTACGGAGATCAAGTCTTATCTTATTACTGATGATATGAAAGAGTCTTTCAAAGGGCTAGTCAAGTCATTTTCAGATATTGATAAGCATCTTGATAAAGATGAGTTGTATGAAAATACAGAACGATTCTTAAAAGAGAAAGCTGTATACTATACAATGCTAAATGTAGCTGAAGATGTTGCATCTGGTGAAGTAGATACTTCAAATGTATTAGATAAGTTTGAAAAGAGTTGTAATATTAGTCTAGTTACTGATCTCGGTTTAGATATTCATGGTGATATTGATCATATCATCGAAGATATGAATACTGTTCAAGATAAGATACCCTCTAATTGGGAATGGCTTGATGATGCTTTAGATGGTGGCTTTTTACAAGCAGGTAAGTCGTTATATGTCTTTGCTGGTGAGACTAATATTGGTAAGTCTATCTTCCTTGGTAATGTAGCTACTAATATTGCTAATCAGGGTAAGAATGTATTGCTTATTACTCTAGAGATGTCTGAGCTACTTTATGCAAGACGGGTATGTACTAATATATCCAAGATTCCAATGAAAGAAATGGCTGTTAATGGTGCATCTTTGAGAGCTGCTATTAAAGAAGAGCCAGGTCAGATCTTTATTAAAGAGTTTCCTCCTTCTACTGTAACTCCAGGTCAGATACAAGCCTATATTAAGAAGTTTGGTGATCAAGGTATTCAGTTAGATGCTATAGTTATAGATTACCTTAATTTAATTCACTCTGCTGTAGGTACTAACTCTTATGAACGTATTAAGAACGTTACAGAGAAGTGTAGAGCAATGTCTTACCTATTTAACTGTCCTATCATTAGTGCTACTCAGTTGAATAGGGCTGGTTTCGATCAAGATAATCCTGATCTAGCTACTATCTCCGAATCTATTGGCTTGGCTGCTACTGCTGATGTTATTATGTCTATCTTCCAGAATGATGAGGATAGAGACTTGGGTATTATTAGGTTAGGTATGATGAAGAATCGTTATGGTCCTCGAGGTATGACTCAAGCGATGCGTATTAAGTACGAAACTTTAACTATTGAGCAAGCAGATGATGTAGATCTCGAAGAAGATGATACTGCATTGCAATCACTAGCCGCATTCAGTAGTTGATTTACATGAAAGGTAGGCTAAATATTCTAGGTGAATATATTGGTCTTTACAGATAACGATCTCGATGGCGCAGGCTCGGCATTATTACTAAAGAAGCTATTTACCGGTCATGAAGTTATTATTGTTGATACTACAGAGTGGAATATTCTAAATGAATTTAAAAGTCGTTGGAATACATTAGACCATTTTGATAAGATATTTGTTTGTGATCTTTCCTTAAGCGAAGAACAAGCTGAAGCAATTAATCGTGATAATGTTGTAATAATAGATCATCATGCATCACATGTTGAGCATATTGCAAAGTATACTAAAGCTAAAACTATACTAAAAGAGTATAGTTCATGTACAAAGCTAATTGCTGATAAGTTTGAAGCTAAGTTAAACTTAACAGATGCTCATAAAGAGCTTGTTGAACTTATTGATCAATATGATAGTTGGTCATTTGACTTTCCAAAGGAAATTGAACCTGCAAAACTAAATGCAATCTACTATGGTTATAATAGACCAAAAGTAAAACAGTTTATTGAATCATTTGCTGATGGGTTAAGAGAATACACCCCTCATGAAAAAGGTTCTATAAAATTATTTTTTAAACGGTTTGTAGAGCAACTTGATAGTCCAAAGTTTGTTGTACATGGTAAAGAGAATAAGATTGTATCAACGTTTGTAACTACTACAGTTAATGAAGTAGCAAATTACATAATTGATAAGTATGATGCAGACATTGCAATCATGGTTAACTTAGATCGTAAGATTGTTACCTTTAGAAAGAGAAAAGGATGCAAAGCTCATTTAGGTGAGTTAGCAGAGAAGCTCTGTGATGGTGGTGGTTCTCATAATTTGGCTGGAGGTAAGCTTGAAGATAAGTTTATGGCCTTTAGTCAAAAATTTACACCCATTGAATAATGCAGCCACCAAAAATACAGTCACCATCTGGTAATATAGCCACTCAAGAAGTAGAACATCTACTATTATGCTTTTGTACTTTCTGTTGTTTGCTAAAAGGTAAGAAACTATCACCGCAAAATGTATTTGTGCTAATACTTAAAGAATCTAAACTGCGAAATATACTTAAAGTGCTACTAACTGTTGATAACAACTTTGAACTAGTTACTTTATTCCTTAAGTTTGAGCCGCAGATTGCTGAATCCAAGTATATAACTAAGTACTTGAATCAAAATAAGACAATCTTTCAAGAAGATTAGTTGATTATTACACTTAAGTGTCTATAATACTTATAGATGGTAAGTGAGCGTGAGAAGCAGATATATAATAGCTATTTATATGCTACTAGATCTGCTAAAAACCAACCTACAAAGTTTAGAAAAGACTTTAGTAAATTAAAAGATGAGGATTTTATAGCTCTTAAGAAGTTATCAGGCTTTTTCAATAAGCATACACATATTAACTATAGAGATTGGTTTGCTGCACCATTTGAAGTTTACTCTAAAGATGAGTACTTCGATTTAAGATTTTTTAATACACGTAAGGCATTAAGATGCTACTCGTTGTATATGAAAGAAAAGGAACTATCTAATCCTGATACAGAAGAGAATATTAATACTCTTAAAGAAGGTTTAAAGTTCATTTATAATTACTGCATTGATAGTAATATCTCTGTTGATCAATATAAAACACATATAACAGGTAATATGCCGACTTGCCTCTTGCATTTACAAGAACATAGGTTAACATTTTACTTAATACATGCATTGGAGGTTGAACATACAATTAAGTCAGTTGAGAATAGTGTTCTTAACTTTATTGTTCAAGACTTCCATACAGTTTTCGCGCGTACGCGCACAAAGTTCTCTGGCTCTGCAACATACAAGTTAAAGGCCAAAGATGGTATAACCAAAATAAAAACAATAGTTGAAACAAAACAAAAATAGTATACAATATAATAATTATGAGTGCGTTTAATATGTCCATGTTCGAAAGTATCAAAGGTGCCTTGGCTTCTGATTCAAAAAAGCAATCCAAGTTCTCTGAGATCATTCAATGTAAGCCCGGTAATACATATACCGTCCGTTTACTTCCTTACTCTCCATCACCGGTAGACACCTTCTTCCATTATTATAATATGGGTTGGGTTTCCTTCGCTAATGGTCAGTATGTCCAGACTCTATCTCCTCAAACGTTTGAAGAGCGTTGCCCTATTCAAGAAGAGCGTTTCCGTCTCTCTCGTATGGGTACTGATGAAGAGAAAGAGAAAGCAAGTGCTCTCCGTCGTATGGAGAAGTGGCTTGTTAATGTCTTTGTTGTAGATGATCCTACTAACCCAGATAATAACGGTAAGGTTAAACTTCTTCGTTATGGTAAGCAGCTTCAGAAGATTATTCACGAAGCTATCGAAGGTGAAGACTCAGAAGAGTTCGGTGCTAAGGTATTTGATCTCGGTGATGATGGTGTTAACTTTAAAGTTAAGGTCGAGCAGCAAGGTGATTATCCTACTTATGTTAGTTCACGCTTTACTGGTGTAGGTAAACTTGGGCTTGATGAAGAGAAGCAGAAGAGTATCTATGATAGTGTACATAACCTTAAAGATGTATTTACTCTTAAGTCTACTGATGAGCTTAAGCAAATGCTTGATGAGCATTTCCATGTACGTGATTCATCCACTGATAGCGCCCCGGTAGTTGAGAGTAGCTCACCACCGTTTACTCCTGATCCAGCACCAGTTGCAGAACCAACACCAGCACCAGTAGCAGATACTTCAGATGCTGATATCGATGACCTTCTAGCTGACCTGTAGTATTATGAATGAGAATATGACACCAGAGGCGAAGGCCGCAGTTATGAATCTCATGGGTACCACGTATGGTCAAATGAAGAAGCATGATGATATGATTGTTGGCGCATCAGGTAATTTAAGTCCGGCTGCTCAACAGATGCAAGCCGCAGTTAAGAATCTTGCGCAAGTACCTACTATATCTCAAGAGCAATATCAGGCGCAGCAAGCTGGTCAACCAATGCCAGCGCAACCCGCACCTGCACCGCAAGCTGCTCCTGCAGCACCGGCTCCTGTCGCTGCACCTACTGCAGTACCAGCAGTGGTAACACCAGAGCAAGCAATAGCGGAACTACAAGCACCTGCAACACCACAATTAGAGGTTAATGCGTTTGCTCCAGTTGAACAAACACTTGAGTTTGACTTTAGCGAGCCAAGCCAAATGGATAAATTGCTGGATGCTATTAAAGAAAGTAACTTGCTATTAAAGGATATTAAAGTACAATTAGAGAAAGTAGATGTCAGACCAAAACGTAAATCAGCTAAATCTAAAATCGCCGAGTGAATTTCTAAAGTTCTTAGACTCTTTATCAAAGATAAGTGAGAGTGCTATTATTACTGTAGATCGAGAAAAAGTATCAAGTTTAGTATCATCACCTGACAGTACGTTAATTCTACACGCGCAGGTAAGTATGGAATCCGGATTCTATGATACTCTTAATATTCCTGATGTTAAGAAGTTAACTAGAATTATTGATACTGTTGGTGGTACTGACTTAAGTCTTAGCATTAATTCTAATAATATTGAGTATAAGGGCAATGGTCTTAAGTTTAAGTACCATTTATTCGATGAAGGATTCTTAACTAAGCCGAGTCTAAATTTAGATAAGATTAATGCATTTACGTATAATGTTGAGTTCGACTTAACTAAAGATACATTGCAGAAGATCTTTAAAGGAGCTACCTTTGCGTCAGAGACTAATAAGATCTATTTCTATGCTGAGAGTGGTAAGCTTATGGCTGAGTTAACTGATAAGTCGCGTCATAATACTGATAACTTTGGTTTACAAGTAGCAGATGTTGATTTCGAACTTAGTCCTATTCCGATTAATTTTGATAATGTTAGATTGCTAACTAATATAAGTGATGTGTTTAAAGTACGTATTAATACTGAATTCGGTGTTGTAGTATTTGAGACTGAAGCCGCCGGTATTAAGCTGAAATATATTATCTCATCTTTAACAGCATAATGTTATCAGATAAAAATAGAAATAAACTAAGGACTCCTGGTTATTTTATCAAACGTCTTAAGGATAGTGGTTTTGCTACCCTTAGGATATTTGATAAGTATGGTGAGCATGATGCGCGTAGATGGACTATACTAGTTGACCCGAGTGGTGTGTCTGTTTACGTGACTTGCTTTGAAAATCTTCCGTTTAAAGATGAGTTCTTGTTTAGTTTCTCTGATGGAGGTCAGAGATTTAAAAGAGGTTATGTGTTAAAAACTAATTCAATTGAAGTTGTAGTTCAGAGATTACTAGATCATGGCTGCCAACAAGTTGAAGATAACGACTTTTTGACTAAATATAATAAGGATGGAAGAGAACAATCAGGAACCAAAGAAAACAGCTGATGATGAAGTGAGAGAGTTGATTGAAGCAGCTCTCAATCTTCAACCTGAAAATTTGCAAAAATATAAAAGTGAAAAAGAACTTCGTGAGAAGTTAAAATCGGTTGTATCAGAGTATCTAGATTCGTTCTATATATTCGGGTATGATATAGAAGGTAATACTGTATTAGTTAAAGGAGCTCACTCAGACCAACAAATGGATGCATTGGATACACTTGCTATGCGATTAATTATAGCAGGTAATTTAGGTGGCACTTATGGTACTGGCGGCTATAATAAAGGTGATGGACCCTATTAAGAAGAGAGAAATGTATGCCGTTAATAACGGTGACTATGTTGGTCAAATGTTTGCTGTTATTGCAGTAGATAAAGATAACGTCTCCTGTCTAAGTATGCCAAGTATGGAGAACGTTGAAGTTCCTTTAGATAAGTTTGATCTCGGAAGGAACTCTGATATAATAACATTAGTGGAAAAGCTTTCTAGAGATATTTGGAAAACCTGCGAGGCTCAATATAACAAAAATACTAAATGAGTAAAACTTTAATTATCGATGGTAACAATCTTATACATCGAACTTTTTGGACTGCAAAGAACCAAGTTAAAAAATATAATGAAGGTGATTTAGATAAGATTGCAGGTTTGCATATCTACTTTACTCTTAATGCTATATTTTCTTATGTTAGAAAGTATAAGCCTACACAAACTATATGTGTATGGGACTACAAACCTGATTATAAACCTAATGTTCGTAAGGATCAGTTAGATGGTTATAAAGGTAATAGGTCTAAGGATAGTTCACCTCATGAACAGAATGAGATTATTACAAGACTACTATCACAGATTGGTATTAAGTCGATATTTCCACGTGAACGAGAGGCAGATGATATTGTAGCCTATATATGTAAGACTTTTGAAGGTAAGAAAGTTATTGCATCAGTAGATAAGGACTTTCTACAGCTTGTGAATAGTGATACTATTATGTTTGATCCTATTCGTAAGCGTGAATATAGTCATGATACGTTTGTTGATGATACAGGCTATACTATGGAAGAATGGCTACCTGCAAAATGCTTGTTAGGTGATAAATCTGATAATGTACCAGGAATTCCTCGCTTTGGCAAAGCAAGAGTACGTAAGTGGCTTGATAAAGAGTTACAGCTTACCGTGGAACAAGAGGAGATCTATGAGAAGAATATGACTGTATTCAATCTCTGTGAAGTAATGACTCATAAAGCGGAGGCTGACTACTATCAAGAACAACTTGATGTAGATATTCAATATGCATGGTCAGAATTTTTATATGAATGTGAAGAGCTTGAGCTTAAGAATATTCTTAAAAAGAAGGAAGACTGGTATAGTACTTTTATATTGAGTCATAGATTGACTTCGATGTTTAGTTAGTTATAATTAGTTGTGTTACTTACACTTCCAAGAGAGTATGTTGTAGCTAAGTTCTACGAGTTTGGTAGAAGCCCTTACTACAATAGATTCAATAACGTATATCAATGCTCGTGTCCCATTTGTATGGAGTCACCAAAGAAGAAGCGTTGCTACTACTTACCTGAGAATGATAACATATATTGTCATAATTGTGGTTGGTCTAGTAAGCCGTTCAAGTGGATTAAAGAAGTAAGTAATTGTAGTAACTCAGATATTATTGAAGAGGTAAAGGATTATGAAGTTACTATTGATATTACTAAGGATGATGAAGTTGTAACCAAAGTACAAACGGAGACACTACCTAAAGATAGTATTAACCTATCAGATAAGATACAGCAAGACTTTTATAATAATAATTTAATCGTTAAAGCGTGTAATCATATTATTAAGTCGAGAAGACTTGATACTGCAGTCAATAGACCAGATAATCTTTATGTTTCATTAACTGATAAGGTTCATATGAACCGGATTACAATACCCTTTATAAATGAACATGGTGAAATCGAGTTTTATCAGACCCGTACAGTAAAAACATCAGACTTAAAAACGAAACCGAAATATCTAGGTAAGGTCGGGGCTGAAAAAACGTTATTTAACATTGATAAAGTATCAAGTGATCACGATAAAGTGTATATCTTTGAAGGTCCTATCGATGCATTCTTTGTTCGTAACTCTGTTGCAGTAGCTGGTATCACAGAACGTGGTAAGTCATTTACCAAGAGGCAAGAAGAGCAGATGAATACTACTCTTAAATGGTATGATAAGGTGTGGATACTTGACTCTCAATGGGGTGATAGAGCATCTATGATAAAGAGTGAGGCTTTACTTAAACAGGGAGAGACCGTGTTTATATGGCCAGAAACACTGGGTAAGAAGTATAAAGACTTTAATGACCTAGCTCGAGCTGCTAATAAAAATGAGATTAGTTGGGATTGGATACAAAAAAATACCTTCGAAGGACTCGAAGGTATTGTTAAGATGACTGAAATTAAAAAGTATACTAATGCTTAAACCCCTTTGAGTATAGGATTCTCAGATTGAGCAAGATAGCCTCGAAAGGTCTCATTAAGAGCAGCAAGATCGGTAGCTACTTTAGATACACGACGTTGCTCACCTTTCATTTTATCAAAAAGTGTATCTGGTTCAGCATTACCAATTGCATATGCAATAGAGTTAGGATCGTTACTATCATTAAGGCTTTTAAGGAACGTATCCCCACTCTCTATCCAACCTTTAAGTGTGTTAACCATAGCAGCGTTTGCTTCACCCATTGCCTCTGCAGCTCTAACAGCAGGATCAACTTCAGCAATCTCAGTATCTGCTTCCATGTCTACATCAAAATCTTCTGCAGAAGTATCATCGTCAAGCTCAAGCTCGAAAGCTTCTTTCTCGTCTTCGATATCTTCTGTGATAGCTTTAAAGAATCTCTTTTCAAATTTACTCATGTTAATATTTAGTCTAGGGCATAAATAATAATACATGAATGTTGCAAGTAATCCGTATTATGTTGGTCCAGCCAAGAATCCTGTTAATGCTCAACTAAGTGTTAAAGATCAGGAACTTAAATATAAGGACGACGAAAAATTTCAAAAAGCCCCACCTATTATGCCACACGAACTCGAACAGATTACTGCTACTCTTGGAAATACATTCGTATCATTAGCTGACTTACAACGCATGCTAGAGAATGTTAAGCAAAATGAAACTGTAGATGAAAAGCATGTAAGCGAACTACAGGATAAAATCGATCGCATTAATAATCTCATACTTGAACTACCAGAAGAACTCGCTAAACTTTCATTATAGTAGTTGCAACTATTAAAAAAGACACTATACTATAGTATATGTTTAGATCTCTTTTACTAACAGCAATTGTATCAACGTTATTTGCTTTCGGATTAGCAGACTTGATGGGATTCTGGCATGCCTTTGCTCTTACAACAGGTGTACAATTTGTAGTTTTCTGGTTTGTTAATTCTTTTAATGTAACTAATAAAGAAGCGTTATATGCGGAGTTTGAGGGTGAAATGGATGCTGTATTATCTCTAAGTAGAGTATCAGCTCCATGCCCTTGTGGTGATTATACTTTCGATGTAGATGTTTTCGCAAATACGGAGAATGTCTTTAGATGTCCTAAGTGTAATAATAATGTAGAATTAGGAATGATGAAGACGCCTATTCTACAAACTAATCCAAATGAGGTAACAGGAGAATAAATACTTATATGTGTAAATTTATAACTGCATTTATTGCATTGTTTCTTATAAGCTGTGATGGAACGTATACATCCTATTCTTATGATCCTACCCCGGCAACTACTGTAAGGTATATACCTACTCAAACTTTATTCGCACGTGAACGGCTTAGATATACTACAAGTCAGTATTATGTTCCTTACTACGGAACATATCGGTATAGAACCTACTGCCCACCAACATATCGGTATAGTTCCCGGCCAGATGTTCCATTATGGGCACGAACAACTCATAAACACACGTCAAAACCTGTTCGTGTGCGTACAAGCAAGTATGAGAGTAAATCTAAGTAAGCCATAAGGAACTATCGTATAATTAGGTATGGAGAATGATAAAAATAATCAATCGAAATACGAACTATAATACAATAATAATAAATGAATAAAAATATTACTCTTAATAAGAAAGATGGTACTACAGAAGAGATGACTCATGAGGAATTTTCTCGATGGGCGTGTTTAATCGAAGGTATTCAAGCAGTTGATGAAAAATTAGTTGCTGCAAAAGTATCAGATACAGATACTAAATGGGTAAAGCCTCTAGCTTTCGAGAAGTATATTCAAGAACGATTTCATTCAATGCTTAGTGATGTTCGTGTAGAGCATTCACTCGGTAATATCTAATTTTATAATCCGGAGTAGCTCAGCGGTAGAGCGGGGGACTGTTAATCCTTAGGTCGTAGGTTCGAACCCTACCTCCGGAGCCAATTTATAGTTGCATCTATAAATATATATTATACAATAAATACGATATGCTAAAAACTATTATATTAACAACGTTGGCTGCAGTAGGCTTTGCTTCTGCAGATATTACCGTACCACCTATTGAGGTGTTTTCTACTTATAGAGACACAGATGTCTGGCGTGGTGCTAAATTTGGAGATAGTGATAAAGTAACAGGTATTGCTACTGGTTATGATTTTGACTTCGCGCGTTTGGAAGCTTCTTTCTCCTATGCTGATAACTCTGAGCTTAATAACACTAATCTTTCAGTTGGATTTAGTCGTGATTTCTCTTTAGAAAGTGTTGGTGAGTTCTCCGCTGGAGTCGCTTATAAACGTTATACCGGAGGAACTGATCTTGCAGGTGATGTCACTAGTGAGATTGGGGTTTCTCTTGCTAAGGAGCTTTTTGATACTAATATTACAGGTACACAATACCTTACTACAGAAGGTAATGGATTGGGCTACTTTGAGCTCAATGCTACCCGATCTATTAACCCATTCCCATATGTGCTTGACAATCAAGTCTTTGTCGATGTGAGTGCTACAGTAGGTTATAGCTTTGATGAGTCAGAGTTTACCCACACTCAACTATCTCTTAGTAAAGGTTATGATCTAGACTACTTTGGTGGAGTTACACTCACCCCGTTTGTTACGTTTGTAAATGCTGCATCTGATACAGCTGGTACTATTTATGCTGGAGCAGATAATGAAACTCTTACAGGTGTCTCCTTTAGGAAGTTCTTTTAAACAATCAATAAACTAAATTAATCACCCTCTCATATTAATATGAGAGGGTTTTTTGTCTTATGAACTTGTTGGGGTATAACTACTTGGTGGTGTAACTGCCGGTGTACCGGTTACTGTTGGTGTTACAGTAGGTGTATTTTGCGGTGTAGCTGTATTAGTAGGTGTACCTGTATTAGTTGGTGTACCTGTCACACCAGCAGTACCTGTATTAGTAGGTGTCGGACAAATACCACTACTACAAGATGCAGTAGGTGTTTGTGTATTTGTAGCTGTATTAGTTGGTGTGCCAGTAGGAGTACCTGTTTTAGTGGCCGTATTAGGCGGCGTTGCAAACGGTGTATTGGTAATTGTTTGTGTAGTAATAGGTGTACCTGTCTGTGTTGGTGTTGATGTAGGAGTACCGGACTTTGTTTGTGTTGGTGTTTGTGTCCCTGTTTTTGATGGTGTTGGTGTAGGTGTCCCTGTTTTTGAAGGAGAATTTGGCGGTGTTGGGAAAGGCGTAATTGTTGTTGTTGGGGTGACTGTCTTTGTCGGTGTATTGGTATTTGTTTGTGTAGGAGTACCGGACTTCGTAGGGGTATTTGTAGGAGTACCAGACTTCGTAGGGGTATTTGTAGGAGTACCGGACTTTGTAGGAGTAGTTGTAGGTGTTGGGGTTTGTGATGGGCATATGACTGGACATTCTAATGTATAAGTCCACTGTGGTTTATCATGCACCGGTGATTGTATAGTTACAGTGGCTTCATCCTCTTCAAAATGAGCTACTCTTATCATAGATGAACCAGATGTAATGTTATTAACATTCGGAAATCCATCAGCTGCAAGTGAAAGACCTGGGAAATTATTAGCTTCAAACCCCTCTGCAAGTAAAGCGTCTATAAATACTTGTCTTTTACTACCCGCAAAATTATAAGATGAGTGACCAATAAAACCAGTATCAAGAACAACTTCACCCTCATAGCTAACTATAAAACGATCAGGACCATCAACAACATTATACCTAAGAGTAACACATCTCTCAAAAGTCAGCGTAGGTGAATTACTTATAGTCGGTGTATGGCTAGGAGTTCCAGTCTGAGTAGGTGTACTAGTTACCTTGGCCGTAGGTGTAACTGTTTGTGTAGCTGTATTGCTTGGTGTTACACCTATAGGTAATGAACTTGTTGGTGTAACTGTTGGTGTACCAGTAGGAGTACCGGTTTTTGTAGCTGTATTACTTTGGGTTACGGCTATAATTTTTGAAGTTGATGGAGTAATACTCGATGTAACTGACGGCGCAGGTGGTGTAAGTGTAGGTGTAAACGTAGGAGTACTAGTTGTACATGGAGTAGTAAATGGATTAGTTGGTACTGGCGTGCAATTACCAATCGTTGGTGTTTGACATCCTTGAGTAGCTGGTGGAGTAAAACTAACTGGAGGTGTAGGTGGTAAAGGTGCAGAGCAAGAAGGACTGTTACTAGTAGTTGGTGTAGCAGTCGCAGCTAGAGGTGCTGTACCGGTTTGAGTGAAGCTAACTGTAGGTGTAGGTGTAGGTGAAGCTGAAATATTATTAGTTCTAATTTTAAGAATTTTATCTGCTTCTTGTGGAAAGTAATAAATACAATTACCAATTGTCGCTGCAGATGAAAAGTAGTTACAGTCAGTACCAGTTTCACCTAATTCAGAGTTAATATCTCTATAACTAACTACATCAGTAGATGGATCAACCCAAATAAGATAAGGTGCATTAACAGGTACAGAAAAAACACAACCACCAGGACCTAAGACTGAATTGAGTGACTTTGAAGCAAAATCACCTGCAGGCAATTCAGTTTCATATTCATCAATAGCATCTATAAGAGCTGGAGGAAGTGGGATTTCTGTCGTAGTATCATCTGATGTATCAATCTTAAGAACAGCATTCGCGCGGTTTGGCATCGCATAAATAGCGTTATTTGCCGCTAACGAACCACCAGAGTACATATTAAAGAAAGGAAATGGATCTAGATCCTTTGTAGATGAATCAATTGGTGCCGCGGTAGGTGTTAAGCAACCAGTAATAATGCAATCACCAAATGTAACTTTAGTTGCGCAAGAATCTGGTACAGTTGTATCTATTATAAGAATAGATTCACTAGACATTGGCGTTGCATAAATCTTATCATTACCACCATCAGTAGCACCGCAAAATCTCCTATAGACATCACTAACAACTCCTTCATCTGCTGCAGTATTTCGTACACTATGTATTGGACCACATGTTGGTGTTTCTGGGAAAGGTAAATCAGCACCAAATGAATCTGTACAAGTACACATAGTACGAACTTTCGCAGGTCCTGTGAAAGGTACCATAAATAAACACTCGCTCGTACCAGTGCCTCCTATAACACCTCCAGCTGTTTGAAGACAACAACGAGAATTGCAATCTGAAAAGTAACTTTGACTAACTGTAGCTGGTGATACACAAGTATCTATAACTAATGGTCCTGTAATAGCCTTATTAGGGTTCGCATAAATCTTACCACTACTTGGCTCTAAAACACCTCCACTATACTTACATGATTGTTCACAGAGTGAAGGATCTACTACACCAAGATCAGCAAACTGATTAACAGTAGTATCAGTTCCAGGATCAAATTTTGTTACATAACGAGCTTCATCCGGTATAAGATAGAAATTCCTATCAAGACCAAGAACAGCGCCTTGAAACTTTGGTCCAGTTGCACATCCAGTAGGTAATGTATCAACAAGACTTGAACCAACAAATTCAAATGTAAGATTCGATTGATTGCATGTAAGGCTGGGGGTAGGTAATGGCGCGCTCATAACTTATGAATATTCTGGAAATACTATTCTTCTAAGAGTTTCATGTTGCTGTGTTAAGCCACATAAGTAGCTATCTTCTGTACCACATGATAGTGTGTAATATGGACATCCTACAAAAGCTTCCCAATCAGTAGAGGAAAGAGGTGAGTAAACGTTGAGAGTAACTCTTGAGGAATCAGTATCTTTGTAAAAAGTAGCACCCCCATTTGAAATAGTATCAGTTACGTATGGATAACCATCAGGCGCTATAGCACTTAGTGCAAGTTCTGCTTCTTGACTAATAGAATAACTTGATAAAAGACCTGTAATAAACGCAGATCGACCAGATCCTTCATAATTATATATACTATTACCTACATATTCAGTATCATACACAGTATTGTTCTCATAACTATATACAAACCTAGTAGGAAGTCTGAAAGATGGTGTATTCCAACGTATTTCAACATCGCCGATAAAGGCAGAGATACCATAAAGGGTTGTTGATGGAAAAACACCTCTACTAAAATTGGTTACATCTGTTCCTAAGGCACTCAAACCACAATAATTAGCTGGACATCCAATATCTGGTTCAATACCTAGAAAGGGAAGTGGTGGAAGCTCTTCAGCTTGAGGGGCACCTAACTCATTCGGTGCGTCAGGTGGCTTCAAGCTAGCTTTATTACCTGCAATAGGGGTTGTATATGTAGTAGAAAGAACTTCCCTAGTAGTTATAGGTTTATTCTTACCCTCTACATGAAAATTAGATACTACAATAGTACCATTAGCGTTACTAGATGTTAACGGTTTACAGAATGTAACACCTGGTCTATATCTTGTGAAAGCATTAATTTGTGGCCCGGCAATATCAGCTTTAAGTAAGTTAGTATAGAAGACATCGCCTTGAGCTTTATAATCAACTTGAAGCTTTCTACCATAGTTACCGAGTCGCGCTCTAAGCGTTTTAACACCACTATCTGTAAGATTAAATGCACTTATAGTTTCGTTAATATTAAGGTACTTATATGGATTAGTTGCGTCTGTTGCTAGTTGACGAGATGAATCAACTCCACGAACTGATATACTATTTAATTTACGGGTAGAAGGATCGATACCATCTCTAGTAGAGTTATCTACATATACCTTCGGTAGAGCGAAGCTGCCTAAACTATCTAAACCTATACCTATAATCGCACCACTTAGTGCATCATTCGCATCAGCTGCGAAGCCTGTAACAGCACCGGAATATCCTAAATCAGTACCATTACCTCCACCATTAAATGTTGTATATGCATTTTGCAAGAACATACAAAAGCCTATCTCGTCAGAAGCTCCCCAGTTACTTAATTCATAAGTAAATGACCAAGTAATATCAAACTCGGGTGATAGACCTTCTTCGAAAATTGCTACTGATGTAGCAGATAGTGGTAGATTAGACATTAACACCTATATTTAATCTGGTGTATGTCAGATACAAGTATAATAAATAGAATTTACATTCCCCATTCGAATTTAACTAGTCCGTTGACAGTATCATATGGTGCACTACCAGCACCACCTGCACCAGCACCTGGTACCCCTTTACCTCCACCCCAGAACGAAGCAGCTCCCGGAGCTTCTTCATCTCCTGAACTAATATCAAGACCACCAACACCACCAGGTATAATGTGGCCACCTATGATTCGTGGATCAGCAGTATTTAACGTACCAGAGGAAGGGGAAGCTGATGGGTGTCCAACCGGTAATATAGGTGCATTACTAGTAATAAGATCTGTACCTCCAATTGCTATTTTACTTAAGTTACCTGCAGCACCTGAAGCAGTTATACCAGCACCAACAGTTACAGTAACAGTAGTACCAGGCTGACAAGAAAGTATGCCATAAAGTGTTGCCGCGGCATTACCTGACCAAACAGGGCTTTTTGAACCAGAGCCTGTAACCCATACTTTTGTATGTTCAGCTACTGTTGTAAATGTACCGCTAGAAGACATTACTGTAACACCTGGAGGCACTGGACCAATCTTAATTGCACCTGCCAAGGTATTTATAGGAACACCATTGGCTACTGCTGCATTATTGTTAGAAGCAGTTAAACCGCCGTTAATTGTTAATGTAGAAGTAACTACTGCATCAGGTAGTGCTTTAATATAATAACTTACTGCTTTGGTTGTGTACGTACTACCAGTAGAGTTAAGGGTACCATTACTAAAGCTTGAAACATCCGCTTGTCCTACATGTACTACATCTTCATAGTTAGGTAAGTTAAAGTTATTACCTGAACCACCATATTGCGCACCGATAATACTTGAAAGAACACCGTAGGTTGTATTAGATACAGATGAACCATCGCAAAGTAACCATCCAGATGGAAATGCTTTACCACTTGCAGCTGCCATTATAGTACCAACTGGTATAAAGGCACTAGAGGAATTTACATAAAACTGACCTGTATTAAGCGGTGCAGACCATGAAAGTTGTCCTGCAGAATCAGTGCGTAGAAATTGATTATTAGCAACTGCACCTACAGGGAAGTTATAATTAACATCGTTAATATTGAGCTTTTCTGGTAACTTAAGATGAGTATCGTTTTTAACGTTAATTCTATCAGTTAAAATCTGCGTACCACTTAATGAAATCCTTCCAGCTACTAATTCTAATGAATTACCAAGAGCATCGTTATCAAAGTTATTTGCTGATAGTGTACCTACTCGTATAGTACCATTTACATCATCAATAACAATTGAACTATCGTATGCTGCTAATACTTGTGAAGCTTTTACCCATGCTCCTTCCCATAATGTGTATAGAGCTTTACTTGTTGTATTGAAAGCTATATCACCATCTTCTGCACCAGCACTCAAAGCTGAATGATCAGAAGCAGTACCTAAGAACTTATTACCGGTTACGATACCACCTGATGTTGAAGAATCACCAACAAATAGACGTTTATTATCTGTAGTATAGCCTAACTCACCTTCATCAAGAGTTATGTTTTGCCGATCAAGATCACCACCACGTCTAACAAGAAGTTTTAATAGAGTGTTTTCGAGAATTTCAATTTTATTAGACATATTAGTATTTTATTAATAGTTATATACAGGTATTGCAAGCTTACCACATGTACCAGAATCTATTGTTATAAATCCGGCAGAACATAAACAAATCATGACTGCTGCGGTATTACTACCGGTATCAGCTGAGAAACTTCCGGATTGAGCACAGACCACGGTCCGTCCGGCTGTAGTCGTATCAATAAGATCTCCGAAAAAGCACCCTGACGTTATCCCTGATAGGTTAGATGTAATTGCATTAGTTGTACCTGTAACTCTACCAAACTGATCAAAAGTTGTGGTATTAAGCGGTTTACTCTCACCAGCTCCAATAGTAGCCATACCTAAAGTATTAGCATTATTATCTACTACTAATCCATTTGTAACAGTGGAGGCAACAATTGCGCATGCGCAAACTGTATTACATGGTGCATTGCAGAATGATAATTTACCGAAAGGCAGTCCGAAAGAATTGGAAGTAAAAAGGCCGACTGGCTCTACTCCACCGCCGCTTAAGCCATTACCAATACAAGAAGCAGGTATAGGTGCACCTAACACACTAAGTTGTCCTGTAGTTGAATTTACTCTGATAGATGTACCATCCACGGCAGCTGAAAGACCTTGAACCGGGTTAAGAACAATACCACCGTTAGTAGCTACAACACTTGAATTTAAAGATGAAGCTGAAATAGCACCGGTAACAACATGTAGTTTGTTATTTACATCATAGCTAATAGATGCTGTATCTGTTTGCGATCCTATGAAAGCCCAACTAGAAAGTAGAGCGGAATCAGTACCAGAAAGCTGATATAAAAGGTTATTTTCATATACTAAATCATTTTGAACAGCTTGAGCTAAAGAAGTTTTTGCACTTGATGTAAGTGGTGCATATACCAAATTACCAGCTACATGTCCTCCTGGTGTAAATCCATCACCAACCCAGACTCTCTTACGATCTGTAGTATAACCCATTTCACCCTGTTCAAGGGTAACAGTCTGACGCTGCACGTCAGTACCTCTTCTTAATTTTAGTTTTACGATTTCAACGTCTGGCATTTTTTTAAATTGTTAAGATGTTCTTTGCCATACATACAATCCGAATGATGGTGGCATATTATTATGTGGAGTTCCGCTTCCAGTAGAAGCTGAAGTAAATGTATTGACTGTGGCTTGTCGACCAACAGCATCACGTTGCTGGTTATTAGAAACACCCTGTCCCATAGCATCACCATCAATACCAGCATTATTACTGAGTTGGTCTAGACCGTGACTATGGGAAGCTAGCTCAGCTGTAGTAAGTGGGTGATTATATTTACCAGTAGTGTCATTACCAGCTGGAATTGTTTTAGCTTCAGTACCGTCATTACCAGCCCCTTCTCCAGCTATAAACCGACCTGTAGCAATTTGTATCCAAGTAGTACCTGTAAATCTCGATCCTGGATTAGTATTATCTTGCGAAAATGTAACAGACCCAACAGGGTATATTGCTTCAGCTATAGCAGTTTTAAAAGCATCACCAAGTGGACCGTCTACATCAATACCTTTACCTGCTTGACCTACCTTAAGAGCACTTTTATTACCAAACCCATCGTATACATCTTCTTGTCCAGTAGCTGGTAACGCTGCACCTTTCGCATGCAGTACACCAACGTAAGTATTGCTGATGTTAGTATTAGTTAAGGAAGTACTTGCCATATGTATATTTATGTCAATGGCAGTATTAAGCAATCAAATATTTGTTAAAGCATCTTTATTAAATACAGGTTGTACATCAGCTTCAACATTTACTTGCACTGTATTCATTATCTTTTGCTGTAAATTAAAAATTAACTCAAAACACCTATTTAATGTACCTGTTAAATTTTCCTCGTTCCCATGCACATATAGATTTTCTATCTCTTGATTAAGTAATTGCTTAAAGTCAATCTCATAGTTATAATCGTCTAACTCGAGAATATCATTAACAAATTTACCAGTAAATCTACCAATAATGTTGTTTTTAATAGCAATTGTATCATTGATAACTTTAAACAGCTCAGTATTAACAACAGAATTCTGTATAAAGCTATCTGTATTCAAAGAAAATGCTGCACTACCATAATTATTGTAGTTAACATCCTTTATTACTCGTTGATATGCATTTTGAGTAGGTTCATCAAAGAAAAATAGTCTACCAGTAGTTAGCATAATAGCACGATCAGAAGAACTCACACCAGGAAAAATAGAGAATGATGTAATTTTGTCATCCAATAGACCGTCAACAGCAGCTGTTGTTGGAATACTAGAAGGAGCAGCATCAGTCGCTTGATTTACATTTTCAACTTCAATTTCAATACCTAAATTCCATATGAAATCAGCATTAGAATAATCTATATTAATAAAATTCCATCTATTATTAATAGTATTAACTTCTACTTCTTTATTTTCAAGAACTTCTTCTAGAGCTATTTCTTCTGTTGTTTCAGTAAAATCGAGTAAATATAAACGCTGTGTTCTAAACTTACCAATTATTTCAACTGGACGCGTTTTAAATTTTTTGTAAACTGTCTTATCTGTACCAAAATACCAATAATTACTATCCGTACCAGAGAAAGTTAATGAATTAATAGTTTCATTTAATCCTAATGTATCATTTAAAGTAAACTTCTCACTAAAGCGGTAATTATCACCACTAAATCTATATAAGAATGGGGTTCTGACAGTAATTTTATTTGTAGTAATATCTCTATAAGTTATAACATAAAGCGAATTAAAGTTAGGATCATATCCCATTGCTCCAAACGTCTCTTTGCTTAGCTCAACAGAAGTAATTCGTGTTATAAAGTTAAAATCACCATCAAAAATTTTAATATTTCTGTTACCAGAATCAAAAACCGCTAATTCAGAATTGTTAGCTGCTAAGAAAGTAGGTTTATTAAATTTAGTTTGTCGTGTTGCACCACCGAAACCACCAACTAATTCTATATAGTTTCTTCGAAATCTTAAAGAGCTATCATTATTACTATATCCAGCAATATCATATTTTAAAACTACATTATTTCCAGTATCTGATATATATAGGAAATCTTTTGTTGAGGTGATACCTCCTAATTCGTTAAAAGATAGATCATTATTTTGACTCTCATACCCTGTAGTATCTTCAACTACAGTTAGTGCGGTATTATTCCCAGTTAAGCATAATAAATTAGTTTTAGTTATTGCAAATAGTGAAAACTCACCACTTAACGGCTCAATATTAGTTTGCGCAGTTGCAGCAACCACATTACCAAATGCACTTAAGTAATTATTGTTTTCAAACCTACTATTAGCAGAAAAAGCTGGAGTTGAACTATCCGATATACCTATTTCAAACTCGGTTGCAGATACTGATGATACTGATGCGTAGCGTAGGCTAGTAGCAAAAGGTAGCTTATTTGATGGTATAAACAATTTAGAATATACGTATGTATTATTCTCTCTTAACTTATCTAACTTAAATTTAAATAACTCATAATTAAAATTATCATTTAAAGCAAATAAACACTCATTTTGGGTATTGGGTAACTCTAAGTCGAAATCTGCAACTACCCTATCCCTAAAATAACTTGTATAAAACTGATCTGTTCTATAAGTACCTTTAGGTGTAAGTGTTTTACCAGTACTCACTTCCTTTGCTAGACCATCAACGGTTTCAGCAAAACCATAGAAATCACTACCAGTTAATGTAAACATATCACCGGAGGTGTAAATCTTTTTGTAGCTATAATAATTAGGAATTGCCATGATCAATGAATGTTATGTTATTAATTTTAGTACCTACTGGTAAAAACTGCTTAGCTTCTGCTAATATACTAGTTTTAATTTGATCTCTCACAATAGAGTTTGTAAGATTAAGATCTCTTACAACTATATCAATTAAGTTAGAAGAATTATTTCTATTAAACTTAAAGAATTGCTGTATCTCAGTTTTTGATGTTCGTTGACCACCTGGTAAAGATAATGTAATATCATCAATATCTTTAGTTGAAAGGTAAATTGCAAATATCTCTTCTGTGCTAATAGCTCTATCGTAAATAAATGGATTACGTACAATCAGATCTTTAGAGTAATAATATTTAGGTTGCCTCAAGTATGTAGCAAGATCAAGATTACTCTGGAAACCAGTTGATCCTATAAAGAACTGATCAGAGAAAATATCTTGAATTAAATACTTTCCTGGTTGAAAGGTTTGATTTTCATATAGATCTCCGTTTATATATAAAGAAGAATTACCTTGTAGACTATCAAGCCTATACGTGAAGTTATAAAATCCTGGCTCAAAAGAGCTTGGTTGGAAAGATATGGTCTGATTTAGGACATCCTCGGTATCCAGATAATTTCTTAAACTCAATTTAAAATCTATAGATGTATTATTATAAATCCGATTAATAGCATTATAATTAGTAAGATTATTTTGACTTGTATTATCACATAGATAAACACCTGATAGAGCTGTAGCTGTTAATGTAGGAAACAACCCTTTTGCTAAATACATGTTTTTATCACTTCCTTCAGCAAGAATTACTGGGTATTGATATTGAATACCTTCAATATATTCATTAACCCAATCAATAGATGTGAATGCACCACCAGATAATGAAAACGTAGTATCATTAAAAGGTATTGGTATATTAATATCACCTATACTACCAGATAGCAAAAATACAGCGCTAGTGTTATGTATAAAATATTTATCTGTAGTTAGAGTTACAATAGTATCATTTAAAATATTAAAGTCAACGATTTGGTCATTTGACTTAAGAAACGACTGCGGTCCAAAATCTATATTATGCTTAACTATAAAATTACTTACTTTGTAAAAGAATGTATTATTGTTTTCCCATTTAGTTTTTGAACCTGGCAACTTATAAACTGTATCATTGTAATCTACTACATTATCATACAAACACATCTCATCCTTATAGACATCAAACTCTGTAGAAGAAAGAGCAGATACAGACATAGTGTTAATATTCATCCGAGTAGTCTTTTGATCAGAAGATATAAAGTCAATATGATCATGCTCCATATGTGTACCATAGTAATCTAAAATACCTGAACCACATTCAAGCTTAATCTTATTACCTTGAGTATTTACTTTATAATATATATTACCAGCAGTTGCAACAATATAATCATCTAATGCACTTCTCTTGAAAACATGTTTAATTTTTGTTTTAAATTCTACTTTGTTAAGTAATACAAAATCCGTATTGTATATATACAAAGTATAATCTCCAACAACATGTATAAATGGCGTTACTGTCTGATCTTGAAAAATACCAAATCCTCTGTTAGTATTATTACCAATTAATTCAAAACCATAATTAACCGTAGGATCTAGATACATATCGAAGTTCAAGGTAAATGATTTAGAGTCATTAATTGCATCTTGAACATTAAAACTGGTATAGTTACTACCATTAAAAGTTAATTCCTTACCGGTGTAATCTACACAAATATTTTCTGATTCACCTCTTACAATTTTAGATGTGATATAGCTATCATACGATGATATTAAAGGAGCAGACGAATCGATAATTTCTGTAATATCCGCGCCACCGATACGTTGATATTTAATATCGATATTAGGTTCAATAGCCGCATCACTCTTTTTATCGAAAAACTTTTCTCTCGCTAGAACAGCATCTGCAACAGATAAATCAACACCATCAACACTATCATTTAACGCGGGTGCATATCGAGCTGAACTTGAAAGAGCTGCTGTTTTTGTAATTTTATCAGGGTAGTAGTATCTATCAACCCAGATACCAGTTTCTTCTAATGAACTACCAGATAACCAAGTACATAAATACCTACCATTATCATATTGAGTAGAATTTTGCCGTTTAATAAAAATCTTATCTGAAAGCTGTGGCGTCGGTCCAGCAAAAGCGCCATTATTTACAAATGTAGAATCATTTATATTTAATTTAGTATAAGGGTAAGTTGAAGATGGTGCTTGGAAGTAAGTATCCGTACCATTAGTAATAAATACATCTTTATTGTAAAAGGTGTAATTTAGTATAGGATTTGTTAATCCTCCTTCCTGATCATTACCTAGATAGAGGTTGTTATAATCTCGATTTTCATAGCCAGGTAATCCATAAGGAGTATCAATTAAATTACTACCACGCTTAATAAAGTTAAATTCAGATCTACTAGTGTCGAGAGCAAAGTAGTTAATAGGCATCTTATCACTAGATATTGTATTATAGTTAGTGATAAACATATACTGACCATTATCATCAAATGAACTCCGTTGTGTATTAAGAGTTAAATTAGATGCATTTTTTGAGCTATATGAAATAAAGCTATTATTAAGAAACTGCTTGTTAGTATCGAGGTTATAATCAATATTAATTAAATTATTAAAATCTCTATTTAAACCAGAAGGTTGTAGAGGGGCCATAATAGGTACTATACCGGTAGGTATAGAGCTTAACGTAAAGATGGTAAGGGTTGTACCAATAGTTTTAAATAACTGTAAGTAACCATCATCGTCTAAATTATATCGGAAAACATCATTTCGCTCTTGCGTTATTTCCTTGTAGTTATCAGTATTTTGATAGAAAACAAACTCTCCACCTGATAGGGACACACCTGAATAATTAAGGTAAAAATCAAATATACCGTTATTATGTTTAATTCTTAATAAATTATTATTAAGTGCTTCTATTTCGAAAAAGTAATTATTACTAAATGAATTTGCTGCATTTAAAGGACGTACGCCAAGAGGCTTTTGTTGGTTGGTCGCGACCTCACCATCAGAGTTAAAAATATATAGATATTGGTCTAGTTCTCCTAAAGCTCGTTGAAATCCTAATTTAGTAACAAATGATGTACTCTCATCTCCAGCTATACTAGATAATTGCAAAAAATCAGAAAGCTTACTTTTGTTAGTAATATGAAAGGATGTATAGTTATTAATTTTACTATCTTTCGCACCTGATAGCGCGGTAATATTATTTACCTGAAATCCTTGCTCTAAAACACTATCATACTGATCTAGTGTGACAAATCTATCGTCATATTCCCCTGTTGGGAAAGAGATTGAACTAACAGATTTTGTATATGAAGAACTCATTATACTTATTTAATCTGGAAGCTAGTTGTTGCAATCAATCTTTATCGAAGAATGTAGTATAGGTTCTCCTATTAAATCTAGATTGTAGGTTAGCAATAGTATTTGATGCAGATGTGCCGATCATTTGAGTATTAAGGATACCAAGTTTTTCAATACTATCATAGTATGATTCTTTCAATAACCTAATTGGTTGAAAGATATTAGCAAAAAAGCCATCATTGAAATATATAAGAAATTGAACACTCAGACTTGTTACTTGCGTGCTTAGAGTAGGGGTATATGTATGCTCATATTCTTCTAGAACACTACCACCAATTTTACCATATAGTACTTCGTTTAAAATAGATTGCTCTCTATAATCATAAACAACATCTCTTTGATAGTACTCGATATTACTATTATCACCCCAGTTAATATCTAATGTAAGAGCTTTGCTCTTAGATTCATCAATACCTGTAAGTACAAACATTATAGACGGCGCGCCTTTAAAAGTAACTTCTTCTAAAGTTGCAGATATAGATGACTGAAGCGCTGTCCCACTTAAAGCAGGTAATTTAATAAAAATATTTGACATTAGATTGTAACAGTAAAGTTGTTAGTATTGCGTGTGAATGCTCCGGAGTTAGCTGATATAGAGCCAAACATCGAACTTAATCCAAATGTGGTTGATCTTAATATATCATCATTATCTTCATATTTGTAAATACTCTGTAATGTTAGATCATTATCAACCTGCTTAAACGATACATCGATAAAATGTGACATATCATTAAGATCATTTACAATATAAGTTAACTTAAATATATCATTTTTCTTATTATATGCTATTTTCGGTGTATGAACTTCTTCAATTGTATAGTTTCTCAAGGCACTTAAACCTAAGCTCAAAGCTGCGGTATTAACGTTAAATACACTTAAAGTAGTAGATGCTGTATCGGCAGGATAAACTCTATTTACCTTGTTATCTAGTATAGAGTATTCATAAATCTCCGGGTAAACTGTAAGATTGTTTTTAGGTGAAGCTTCACAGCTATTAACTCCAATAGTTTGAAATCTAGCAAAGTATACCTTACCAGTACTCTCTACGTAGAACCTATTTGAGAACGTTTCTGCACCTACAGAGCTACTTACACTATATAATGTGTTAACTGTACTCGGCTTATTAAATTTAGAATCTTTATACTCAATCTTATCTATTAAAAGATTAGATTTAGTTTCTAAGAAAATAGTATTTTGTATAATATCAAAATCTAGTAAAGATAGATTTATATCTGTTTGAACACTTGTTGAATACTTTTGAAGTATGTTTGAAAGTGCAGTAGAGAGTGGTTGAGAATCAGAATAAGAACCATTCTTTACATATAATCTACCATCCAAAGCTTTACGCTCTTCAGTCGTAAGAGTTAGATCTTGAGAAGATAATGTTGATAATACAGTAGCACCACGAGGATCAGGGTTATCTAGATATCGATAATTATCTGAATAAATAAAATCATTAGGTAGATTTACCTCATCTGTAAAGAATCCCCCATCGTAATTAGTATAAGGGTCACCCGCTGATAGGTAATATCGGATATCTTGCGTAAAGTCAATTTCAACATCTCCTGTAGCAAGAAGAAAATCTGCTTCAGTTGTAATATCAGATAGCGGAGTCTGATCAGTAGTTAAGACAACCTCTTCAGGAAAGGTACCTTCTGCAAGAACTGTGTAATAGTAATTTAGTGGTGAAGGAAAATCTGGACCTATTCCAGATATTGGATTAGGTAACTCACTACCATCAAAAAAGGTAAATGCCCCACCATCACGCCAGAACGGCTTGAGATTTCTAGTCTTCTTAATAAGATTTTGATAAGGTGAAAATTCTCTAAAATATAACGTTAAAAAGGTGTTTAACCCCTGGTATCCGTTTGTATTAGCTGTTAATCCAGACCTAATAGTATCACCATTTACACTAGCCGTACTATAGTTAAAATTATAACCTTCATTTATATCCCAAAAAGTATGACCATCTAATAATAAGTTTTTAATATAGTCTTGATCTGTAATTCTTGGTTGTAGTGGTGTATACTTAAGTAAAGCATATTCATTACCAAAAATATCTGTTTGATATTTATCAATAACTCCTTGATCAAACAGATCTGTAAAGTTTAGCTTATAACTAATATCATTTAACTCTTTTAATTGAGTGCTATTACGTTCTTTTGTAGTATATGGCTCAAAAGTAGTAACTTTATTTGTAATTTTTGGATCACCAGAAGCTATACCACTAGAAACGTTTCTTACATTATCACGGTAATCAAACTTATAGTATACCGGGTAACTACTAACCGGGTTAACTGATACATTACCATACTTATTTGGATCTGGAAAAATAACAAATTCGTTACTTAAAGCGGAAAGATTAATTGAATACGTGTAAGTTTCAGCTTGTAACTTAAATAAACCTATATTATCTGGTTTAAAGTTTAACCCTATATCTCTCAATAATCTAACGTCATTTGACTCAACTTGTGCTGCATCTGCACCTAGTAAGTTTAATGCATTTGAAGTTGGATTATCAGCAGCAATTAATAATCCAGATGTAGGTGGGGTAGTGGTAGTATCTATATAGTAGATATCTGTACCTAAATACTTCTTAATTAATGACCGCTTAAGACTATATACTTCTGCTAAACTAAGACCACCAGTTTTATATGCATTAGTTGCTTGAACAAGCTCATTATCTGGATTACATATAGCATCAAACTCCTCTGGTGTAACAGCCGGTGGATTAATTTTAAAGGTTCTAATAGCACCGATAAAGTTTTTTTGACCAGTAATAGCTTCGATTGCTAAAGGATCTAAATAATATTTTGTATCTATATTATTAATATTATTGGCTTCACCACCGGATGGTAAATCAAAATAATCACCATATACGTCAACAAATTCTTCTATCTCTATACCCAGTCCACTTACTGAAGCAGCAATAGTAGCAGTTTCTACTTCTTTTGAATCCTCCGCTGTAAATATAAAATTATAAATATTATCGAAAATTGCTTTTTCAACACCTGTAGTGCTTCCTTTAAGCTTATTTCTATCAATAACATACTTACCTTCATCTCTCTTCTTCTTGTAAAAGAGTGCAATATCTTTTAACCTGTTGGCAAAAAATGGTATAGCAATATCAAGATCGGAGGAATTATTGAAGTCTATATTTTCAAGAAATCTTTTCTCACTCTCTGTTGTATAGCTAATAACAATCTCTTTAATAAATTGTTGATAGTAATCTTTAAATTGTGTTTTTTGCTCTTGAGCAGATATATCTTGAAGCGAGTACCAGTTTTGAAGATAGGAGCTATAAAAAGAGCTATATTCTTCTGGTGAATAATCTGCTTGAGTATAATTTATAAAGTCTAGAAAGGAGAACGGGGCAACATTATCTCTATAATCATCATTCTCAATCTTTGAGTTTGTGATAGAGTAGTTAACTACAACTGTTCTGAGTGATTGGTTAGACATCGATATAATTATTTAGGTATCAAAAAGGTTCAAGCCTTCGTAAAGTGAGTTAGCAAAGATATTAGACATAATACCGTTATCTTTTGACCAATCGTTGTAAGATGTGATACCATAAGTTAACGTATTATTAGGATCATCGAAATTAATAATAGAATCAGTAATGTCACCAACAGAACTTGCTTGATAATAGAATGAATAGATATCTGTAATTTCTCTATTACCACCGGATAATAATGGCCAACCCCAGGTTTCATTATAATCACTAAGATTATAAAATTGAGTTGATGACATTATATCCTCTGTTAATAGACCGGATAATGCTTCTGTAAGTACTGAGCAATTAGATGCACGTTCTAACGTTATAGGCTCACCTTCGGATATACGTTCAGATGAAGTAGCTGTTAATACTCCTGTAACTGTACGATATACTATTCCATCTGGTATAGTTATGGTTGGAGCAATTCTCGCACTTAATGGTAGAGATGTATTCAGCGTTATATACTTACCACTATATAGTTCATTTGCTACTATAGGATCCCCTGGAACTATAATACTGTTAGGTGTAAGTTTCTCACCTAAGTTATAACCATAAAAATTATTAGATCTATATCCATAAGATTGATACTGAGTTCTATCTCTATTTCGTTTACCGAAAAGCTTTGACTTACTAATAGAGAGTAAATCCATTAATCTTGCTAGCTTAGGAGGTAGAGAGTATTTATTAAGTTTAGGTAAATCGAGCATTTGAAGTAACCCATCAAGTTGATTGATGTTACTCTCATCTATAACTGTATTATTCTTTAAAAAGTTTTGGATCTTTTCATACGTAGCCTTACCTATTGAATCTTGAGTAGAGCTTAAGTCGCCGAAAACTGTTCCTAAAAAGTCTTTCATTAAGACTCTAGCATCAGTAAATAGAGGTTGGATAGCAATTTCTTTAAATGCATCTTCAAAGTCTATATTTTCGTTCTGTTTTGCTATGGTATAGTAGCTACTAGGATTAATAGTAAATGTATTACTTGCTCCGTTTAAGAAAACGCCATTATAGTTACCTTGTGCTCCGGACAAGTATACATTATTAAGAGGTACAGTATTGTTAGATACAAAATAACCTTTGTAAAATCCACCATTAGATAAAGATGAGAGAGTTCCAAAATCCGACGTAAACTCCGCATCATAAATTGTTGTACCATCAGTTAACTTAAAATTAATAGCACTAATACTACCTTGAGTAGCACTTAACACTGGTGCAGATCGGTTACTAAAATTATCCTGATCTTTTACTTTGGCAACAAACGCTATTTTAGTTCCCGCAAACTTCTCTGAGCTTATATTAAATACACTAAAGTTATCAGCTCCTTCTCCATCAATACCATTTGATGAAAAGTCTAAACTATTATATTGTGCATTCGAGGTAATAGTTGCTTTCATACCATAGTTGGTAGTATTTGCATATTCGAATATATCACCTTGTTGAAAACCAAATATTAAATTATAATTATCAACAAAATCACTCTTAAAGTATACATCTGATGTACCAGAAACTCCAGCAAAAAATCCATCTATATCTGATTCATCAGTATATACAATCTCATTACTACTTAACTTAACGTATAAAGGGGTATCTATAGTTTCAATTGCATTAACGTTAAGAGTTTCAACTATACCGTTAGAAGTAAGTATTTGAACGAAAGAATAACTAGGATATAAATGCCCGTACGCTAATTTATCGTAACCATTTTTAAAGAAATCGTACTCGCTGCTAGATAAAGTTGCACCTGATGCGTATGGAACGATCGTTGATAATCCGGTATTTAAGGTTCTATAAGAATTATAACGTTTTACGTTTATTGGATTAACTACTTTACCAGCTTTATGATTTATATCTGCTGAACTAGTTACTACTAACTCATCTTGAACAAAGTCTTTAATGTTAACATCAGCATGGAAAGTATCTAGATAACCATTACCTGCATCATCATAAAGAAAACAATTTACTCTATATGAACCTGGTTTATCAAATGCATGAGTAGCAGATACAGCTTCTGCAGTTGTACCATCTCCAAAATCCCATACTATGCGCTTATTAGATACAAAATCTTGAATAGTGGGATCTAAGTTAGGTATAAAGGAAAGTGGTGCAAAGGGTAACGCGAACCCTTCATATGTTTCCTCACCGCTAATGTTCTTCACATAGAAGAAATTATACAAAAGATCAAATTCACCGGATTGATCGAGTTGTAGAGAACTGAGCGACATATAACATATTTAATCACTCAACTTACGTTTACAACCGTCTTATTGCTATCTTATTAGTAATATTAGCAATATCATAAAAATATGCATACTCAAAATCTGCTAATTGGTAGTTAAGAGATTGAATAGCTCTATCACTATCTTTATAATCTGGATTCCAAACAACAAAGCTTAAATTAGGAATCTCTGCATCACCATTAACTGTGTGTAGTTCTGTTACTCCTTGAATATTAAGTATATCATTAGTCATAGAAGCTACATTAATAATATCCCCAAGTTGTAGTTTACTAAAGTAATTATTAAGTATAGTTGAAACAGCACTTTTTATGGCTCCGTTATTAGAAGCTTGATTCTTATCAACAGTAACACGTATTAAACTAGCTTGTACGATTTCATCAACACTATCACTGTCACCAAAGCTAGCTATCTCTGTATTAGAAACACCAAACGCAAATGCTTTAAATAAAGCATCAGTCACAACAACATTATGTGTTATGTCCTTTTTATTGTTGCAAAAATCAGCAATAATTTGTTTTTGAGCAGCATTAAGATATTTTGGTGATAAACTATTTAATGTAGGATCTCCACTAGGCACTGTATAGATATAAACATTGTTAAAGCTAGTAGAAGTAGAAAACTGAACTTGAGAGAATAGCATACGCGCATCATCATTACCTTGACCGAGACCTTGTTCAGTGTAATATCCTAATACTCTAGATGTAAACTCATCATTAGATAGAACCTTAACATCTTTAGTTATATTATTAAAATTCCTATTAACTTGATATTCGTAATCTTCTTTAGTAACAAGCCTGTTTTGCGAAGCGAATACTTTAGGTGCGTTAGTTTTAATATCATCTGTAGTCTCTGCCTTCTTTGGTGGTAAAGTACTATTATTATTATTTACTGTTACATTAGCAACTTCTGTTGAAGTAATTAAATTTTGATCTTCGCTATATAGTACACTCTTAATGGCTTCAAAATTAGTTGAACCGTATAGGTTAAAAGCGGCGTTAGCCAGAGTATTAGGACCTGTTATACCGGCTTCGTTATCAGAGATTACATAGAATATGAGTATAGTATCATCACTTTCTAGCTGCTTACCATTTAAATTATTACCAAATTTAAACTCATAATTACCAGATGAATTCAAACGCTTTTCATAACTCTTACTTTCAGCAGATTCAAGAAACAAAGAAGCGCATTCATACCACTCAGACCAAACACCAGTTACAGCGTTCTTAACAAATATATTAAATGCATTATCTGAAATAAACGTAGCACTATCTAAATTTGTTACACTTTTTACTAGCTGTGGGGATGTAAAGCTATCAACAAGAGTTATATTCTCATATGGTTCACCAGTTGCTGTAAAGATAGTTTCATTAACTGCTCCTTGGTAGAGGGTGTTGTTTGACGGTGCTACTGCTTCGAGTGTAGTATTTGTTGTCTTTTGGAAAGTTGTATCTTCTATTGTAACAAAAGAAATACCTCCAGCTACTACGGAGCTAAACCTTGGTATAGTATATACATCTGTAGGTATATTAGCAGCAGATAAATTAAAATTAAGTAGAGCTGTTTGATCGCCAAGAGGTTTGTATCCAATATTAGATACAAGCTTGTTCATATTCTCATAAATAGTAGCAGTATTAAACGTAGACTCGTTGGATGTAGTATTAAGCTGGAAAAGCAATACATGATACATATAAGCTACTACATCGATGAATGCACTAAAGTTAGAACCTTCGAAGTTCTGATCTGTAAACGTTTCATTCTCATTTAACCTCTCAATAATTAGACTCTTAAGAGTATCTGCATCAAAGGTGAGATATGCGTTTTTAGGAAGTTTGTAATCTGTAAAGTCTTGTAAGCTCATATTATACTACGTTATTATTTAATCTACACCGCTACATACCCATCTCGGTTAAGAGTAGCATTTAGAGTTAAATTATAGATATCTAGGTTAGGAATACTAAAAGTAATGTCGATAATATACTCACCTTGATCAGGATTCTCAGTAATTGTTAATTTATTAAGAGTTACACGAGGTTCTTGAATACCTAGGTTATTATAAATGTAGTAGCCTAAAAAGTAAGATGTTGTCGAGTTAATAGGCTCAAAAAGATAACTTCTAAAATCAAGACCTAACAATGGGTTAAGTAACTTTTGACCTGGAGTTGTTGTAAGAATATTCTTAATAGAATTAATAACAGCTTGACCATCCTGAATTTCATCTAAATCTTTAAGCTCACTCGTACCATAGAGCTCTGATTTAGTAAATCGACTAGTCTTGAGATCGAACTTTATATCTTTATATAGATACCCACTCTCAAGTGATTTCTTTTCACTAGCTGGGATCTGTAAATTATCTAACCTTACTGCCATAAAATGTGTATAAATATTTATATGAGTGACTAAATAATAGTATGGCTAAATCGAACAAATTCACAACTCTTTTAGAGTCTTACATGAAACGCTACGAGCGTGGGGGTTTTCTCGTAGGAGATGTATTCAAGTTTAATGATAACTTTAAAAGCGATGATGCATATAAAGATCTTGCTGATAATGTCAAAGAGAATATTGACTCGATGATTGATTCAGGACTTCATATTCGTGTTATTAATATTAAAGACACTTCACCTGCAAGGTATCCTGCATCTGATCAAACATCCTCACTCGATGTTGTACTTGATATTGCACTTGATACAGGTGGCGGTCGTTACACAGATCAATGCTCTATTCCTTGTTGTCTTGGTAGTTGTGAGCAATATGCTCCTAATTTACTTCCTATTCCAGATGGGCAGCGCCGTAAGAGTAAAGTCACTATTAAGCCTGAAGAGGTTGATGAGAGTGAAGAGAATCCAGCTAACTATACTGATAGGGGAGATGGTAAGCTTACTCTCACAGGATTATCTCTTAAGAAAGAAAGCTACACTCAACAGTATCTTTAATGGCATATACAATAGTTGATACTACTAACCTACCTTTAACAGCAGGAGGTGAGGCACCTCCATTTAAGATATTAGACTCTTCTGATCAATGGGTATTTTCCACCTGTACAGAAGAGGAAGCACAGGAGTGGATTGACGAACAATAATGCCTAAAGAAGTTGCTACAACGAAGTGGTGCCCTGTTTGTCATAGTTCGCAAAAGATAAAGGGGTTTCGCTCGTTCTATTGTTACGATTGTTGGAAAGCAGCCGGAAAGCCTAAAATAGAGCCATTATTTAAGGCAATGGATAAAGCTAAAGGTAAGAAGTAATTACTTCTTTTTCTTCCAGCTCTTTCTAGCTGGACCCCTCTTCTTGTATTTCTTGTTTTTAATCTTCTTACAAGCTGCATGAGTTGGTCTACAAGCCGGGTATGAAGCGCCTTTTTTTCCAGCCTTCTTACGTCCGCAAGGACCACCAGTCTTGCAGTTTACCCAACCTTTAAACTTCTTACCAGTCTTCTTATCGGTACGAGTCTTGAACCAATCTCTTAGGTTCTCACTCAATTGTAACGTCTCTTGTTGAGTCATTACTTAATCTTACCTCCACGGTTTACACATTTCTGAACATATCCAGAAGCATAAGCAGAAGGCCATACGTCATACTTACGCTTTGCTTTAGCTTGACATTTTGCACGAGTCTTTGAGACTTTCTTTTCTGCATCTTCCTCACCCTCAGACTTCTTCCTACCTCCTTTCATATTGGCACACCAGTGATACATCTTACCTTTCTCTCCACCGTACTTCTTAGCCATCTTACGAAGTTTTGTCACTGAACCCTTACAACTAGCACCAGAACGCTTAACTCGTCCTGGGCTGCTCTCCGCATCTTCTTGATATGAACCCTTAACAAATTTAATACCTTTCTTTAATTGACCATCTGTTGCGAAGTTAGCAACCTCCAATGCAGACTTACCAGCTAACTTAGCAGTACCTAATGCAGCCTTACCAGCTAACTTTAACGCCCCCATACCAACCTTCTTGGCAGTCTCGTTATCTTCCACCTGATCCATTGGTACTATATCTAACTCTAACCCTTCGAGAGGTATCCTTCTTGTTTGACCATTCGCAGCTGTAACTGTTAGATTTTGATCATCATGAGCAAGATAATATAATGTTTCACCATTATAAACTATTGGATATCCTAAATCTTCTTCTACCTCATTTTTAAGATCTGCGATATTGTTAATAATAGCTTTAACCTCTTCAGGGTCCATATCTTTTTTAATTGAAATAGGCTTTGTTAGTTTAACCTTACCATCAGAACCTCTTTTAAACTCATCCAATAAAGCACCTACGCCTGCTGTTGCTTTAGGAGCTATATCTTTAGCTACTGCACCTGCTACCCCTTTAGCTACATCAAACAAACCTTCTTCTACGATATACTCGTTAAGCACTTTTTTATATAGCTCGTCAAACTGCATATGTATATTTATATTAAAGAGAGCGAAATTCCCTTTATTTTTAGTACCTTTGATATAAATACTAATATGGCTAAACACAATACCAATTTTGGAAAAGATTTAAAAAATCTTTCAGATCTGGCGTTCTCGGTCCTTAATGAGAATACCAATGAAGTTATTAATGGCGGAGCTGCTTATAAGGGTGGTGATATCGACCACGATTGAGCGTCTCATATTAAAGCTCCTCCGTTTGGGGAGTCAATTAAGAAGATCCTTCACCACAATCTTACTGAGGAAGGTATTGTTGAAGAATATTACGTAGAGCACAACGGCAAACTCGTTGGCCTTTTAGCTGAAGATGTTGAGGTTATCCGTGAAGAAGGTCATCCTCCAGCGAAATCATCAGATGAGGAAGATGATGATGATGAAAAGAAAGAGCATGAAGGTGAAGAAGACGAAGAAAGCACAGCCCATGGTGCACGTCCTAAACTTATCGGAGTACCTATCCTTAGGTAATAGCTTTCTCAAGTGATACTAGACATGCAAATGCATTAATCTCTTTATCTACTATAAAAGCACTCTTATAGAGATGATCGGCAATTATGACGATCATCTCTTTCTTTTTCATATCAGGTAAATCTTGCTCATATAGAAAGTCGAGGAAGTTAGCTAATAGAGTGTCGTAATCACCTTGAAACCTATCCTCATTCTCAATAAGATACTTACGTAATCCTAGAGAGTTAGTCCTAACACCTTGCATAACTTTAGCCAATAGCTCGTTATCACTAGCATTAGAGTCAATACATAGCTCACCATCTACAATAGACTTTTGAATCTCATTGATAGTCTTACGAAGATCAGGGAAATGCTTCTTAACTAAGATAACAAACTTCTTCTTCTGCTCTTCACTTACCTTTACATTCTCTAGTCTAAGGATATTAAAGCATCGCTTAGCAGCTTGATCTACAACCGGTTTAAGGTCTAATGACTGACATCTGGATTGAAGAGCAGGAATAATCTTATGCTTATAGTTAGCAGTAAGAATAAACCTACAATACTTAGCATACGTCTCCATAGTATTACGAAGAGCAGCTTGAGCTTGAGGAGTTAATCCATCCGCCTCATCGAGGATAACTACTTTGATACCACCATCGAATGATTTAGTTTGAGCAAAGTTAGTAATATTATGACGAATGACATCAATACCAGATTCATCAGAAGCATTAATGTATAAGAAGTTACATCCAAGTATATCATTAACAATAATCCTAGCAAGAGTAGTCTTACCTGTACCAGGGCTTCCAACAAACAACAAGTTAGGAATCTCATCCTCAAATTGCTTAACAACACGTAAAGACTTATCATCTAAGATAAGATCATCTAGCTTATGAGGACGATACTTCTCTACCCAAATCTTATCGAAATCAACCATAATTACTTACCTGATGAGCCAAAGCCCTTTTCACCACGATCTGATTCAACTGCAGAGCCTTCACTCACCTCAACAGGGAAGTTAGCATATACAACAAACTGCGCAATACGATCACCAGCCTTACCTTCATAGTCTTTATCAGTAAGGTTGTAGAGCTTAATACCAGCATCACCTCGATAGCCTTGATCAATGATACCAGGATGAGGCATAATGCCATGCTTAAAGCCAAGACCTGAACGACCTTCTACTTTAACCCAGTAACCAGGTTCAATAAAGGCAAACTTAAGTCCTACACCAACAACAGTAGAGCCACCAGCAGGAATAGTAAAGTCTTCAATACAAGTAACATCCATACCTGTATCACTATCATGATTCTTACCAGGTAGTACAGCGTCTACATGGGTCTTTTCAAATTGTAACTTCATATATACATATAATACTATAGGTATTGCAAAAATCAACTGTATCATTAAATATGTATATGGACGAAGTTAATAATGAGATTGATGATGCGGTAGACGACATCTTAACTCAGCTTAAAACCCAAAATCATTCTATTACTAAAGAGGAAAAGCAAGAAGCTACTCTTGAAGTAGAGGATATTGAGGAGTTTCTATTAAAGCGTACTGCCACTCTTGTTGATGTATCTCTTAATAATGTTAAAGAACATTCTGACTATATTTCTTCTGCACCAGAAGCTAGAGATGCAGAGGCTAACGCAGCTCTCCTTAAGGCTGCCACTGGGGCAATAGAAACACTACAGAA